ATCCGCTTACACGGTGGGACGCACTGGCCCAAGAGAGAGTACAAAAGAGCGGCGTCACGTATGAACAGGCGTATACTGACATCGTACACGCAGACCCAGAAGGGTATAACCAAGTCCTTCAGCGCAACCTAACAGCGGGGAGGCAGTAACATGGCAGGAGATGTACCCGTCCTCGACATGTCATATGTCGCGGGCGAAAGTTTAGCAGGATATCAATTCCGCGCAGTTGCGATGGGCAACGACGGTCTGATGTACCTTGCATCGACGTCTCAGCGAAACAGCGTTGGTCCTTCTAGCACAGCGACGGTTCCAGCTAACCGAGTGTGGGGAATACTACAAAACGACCCACCCGTTGGCGATATAGCCGTTGTGCGAGAACTCGGACACAGCAAAGCAGTTATGCTCAGCACGCCCGCACATGGCGACGGTCTGAAGCTTGGAGACACGGCAGGGCGACTCGGTACCGGAACTGTAGGCACTGACGTTATCGTCGCGTTTATGGTAGACGTCTCTGGTGGAACCGGCGAGATTCACGAAGTCGCTATGATGGCGCGCACGAACGCGTCCGCAACGGTACGAGCAGGACAGCTCGCGTACCAAATACCTATCGCGAAACTAGCTACAACCGGCTACGTTTATCAGGCAATGCCACTCGGTTTTACCGGCACGGTTTCTGATATATACGCAGTCGCAACGTCAGTTTGTTCGGCATCGTCAAGCGCATCTGCAGCGCTTACAATCCTACTAGGCGCAGCAGGCACGACTTCAATAGGTACGCTTTCAATACCAGTAACGCAACTAACGAAAGCCCACGTTGAATCTTTCGGTACTGTAATGACGTCCGATGCAGGCACTATAACCGCAGGCTCGTTTACACCGACCAACAAGATAAGCGTTTACGTGACGCAGGGCACGACGCCGTTCGGCTCGGATACGGGCTCAATAACGCTGTTCGTCGAGTACAACTGAGGAAAAAAGAAAATGGCAACAAATTTCAGAAACTTTGCCTCGCCAACACCTAACCTAGGTCTCTATGGAGCCGCACAGCGACTCACGAAAGCTGGCCTGATTGAGAGTCCTTACGAAGCATGGACAATGCCGAATGAGGTTCAACTCAAGAAGTCTCAGCCAACTGTGTTCGATGTACACGTTAACGTTCCAAACACGATGTTCAGCATCGCCTACATCCAGAGTCAGCAAAACTTTAGGGCAGCCGAGATATTTCCGCTTATTCCTGTAATGAAAAAGTCGGATTACTATGTCTCGTACACTAAAGACTACTGGTTCACGAATGAGGCTAAGGTTAGACTAGACGGCGCGGAAACGGCAGGAACCGGCTACGGGCTCGACATGACGAACACATACATCTGTGATGTGTGGGGTCTTCACGTTGACCTCGGTGACATGGTTGCAGCTAACGCAGACGCTCCGCTCAACATGCAGCGGGATATTTCGCTGTTCTTGACACAGAAGCTCCTCCTCGCACGAGAGATGCAGTTTGTCACGAACTTCTTTACCGAGGACGTGTGGACAAACGAAGTAGACGGCGGAACGAACACCGAGTATGTAGCAACAACTAAAGACTTTGTGTACTGGGACGACCAGGTAAACTCAACGCCTATTGAAGATGTGCGAAAGTACAGACTTGAGATGGCGATGGCAACCGGCTTTGTGCCGAACACCCTGGTTATTGGACCAGAAGTCTACGAGGCGCTGATTGTTCACCCTGAGATCCTGGAAAGGATTAAGTACGGTGGAACGCCAGGCAGTCCGGCAGTCATCTCGGAGCAGGCCCTTGCTCAAGTATTTTCAGTTGACAGGGTCATTATCCCGATGTGTGTCGTCAACACTGCTGCGGAAGGTGCATCGGCATCGCCAACAATGGGATTTGCGTACGGTAAAGACGCGCTCCTTTGCTACTCGAACCCGAACCCTTCAATACTGACTCCCTCTGCGGGGTATATGTTCGGATGGAACGGTTACCTTAGCTCAGGCGGCCCGTATCAAGACATCGTTGGTTCTGGTGGAGCTGGATGGTTCGCTGTCAGGAACTTTAGGATGGAGTGGAGACGCGCCATGAGGATGGAAGCTGAGATGGCAATGGGCATGGAACTTATTGCTCAAGACCTCGGCTACTTCCTGGACGGCTGCGTTTCGTCTTCGTTTGAATAAAGTAAGTAAGGCGAAAAGAAATGACGTGGAGTTATAGCGGCGACCCAACGACATCGTTAATGGATCAGGTTAGGTTCTACATCGGCGATACCGACGAGAATAACCAACTCCTCAGCGATGAAGAGGTAAGCTCTATCACTACGACGTACTCTAATCCGTTTTGGGCGGCGGGGGTAGCAGCTAACGCCCTCGCTGCTCGGTTCGCACCTTCTACTGAGGAAAAGGTAGGCCAATGGGGTGGGGCATACCAGCAACGGTATGAGCACTTCCTCCAGCTTAGCAAAGAGCTGAAGGAAATGGCGGTCCGCCAGGCAGTGCCTTACTTCGGCGGAACGGAGCCTCAGGAAGACGAGCAGCCCACACCAAGGCAGATACGCGTAGGGATGTGGAGCGACAGGACGTGGTGAGTTGAATAAACCGTTAATAACTCCCTAAATTTTTTGATAACACGAGTAACAAGATTATGACGAAAAAATCAGACATCGCTGCCGCAATAACCGCGATGGATACTGCGATCGCGGAAATTGGTTGCGGGACTACGGCGCATATGTATCAGATAGAAATAAACAGACTCGCGCGGCTCGAAAAAACAAACACTAGCACTAACTAATCAACTAATCGACTAACTAAAGAAAACCAAGGAGGAGGAGGCCCATGCAATGGGTAGGTGTTAATCAACTTAGGACATCCAGTGGCAACGCAATACAGGCTGGAGACCTAATCGACGAAGCGACAGGTTCGCTTCTTGTTAAGCCGGTAAACGCGGTTTGCGTTCCGGTGCATAATGCGACAGGCAGTCCCCTAACTAAAGGGATGCTCGTCTACATAAGTGGATTTTATTATAACTCAAACTATCCAGAAATCGCGGCTGCGGATAACACTGATGCTACGAAACAAGCGCAGTTTGTCGTGCTTAGCGATATCGCCGACGGAGCCGACGGCTATGTTAACGGCATCGCTATGGTGCGGTTCATGGACACGTCTGCCCGAACGGTTGGAGATGTTGCATACTTGAGTACTGCAGGTGGAATTACCTTTACCGCGCCGACTACAGCAGGCACGATGCAACAGCCGGTCGGAGTGGTAGCAAGCAAGTCACAAGGTGGAACTAATGGTGACGTCTACTTCTATCCGTCAGTATCCAGGGAGACGGAGAACGGCGTAGGGATTGATCCGCTCTCGATAACTGCTGGAATGATAGCAGCGGGGGCAGTAGGGAACTCAAAACTTGCCTCGACTGCAGTTACTGAGTCAGTGACGGTTCCTAAGACGTTTACACACGCGTCATTAAGCGATACTGCAGGGATTTTAGGCTCGCAACTATCAGCAAGCGCAGCTATCGCAGGAACGCAGTTAGCGTCAAACGCAGCGATAGCAGGCTCGCAACTTTCAGCGACGGCAGGCATTACTGGTTCGCAATTATCAGCGAGTGCAGCGATAGCAGGAACACAGCTGTCAGCGAGTGCAGCAATAGCAGGTACGCAGTTATCATCAACCGCATCAATAGCAGGTTCACAACTCGGAACTGGAACCGTCAAACAAATCAAAGGAACCGTAACCTTTAACGGCGGTGCTACGCAAGCAATCGGCACGCTACCGGCGGGGGCAATTTTGCTTCAGGCGATAGCAGTATGCACAGCCACGTTCAACGGCGACACACCCACGCCCTCTTTAACGGTAGGATATACTGGTGGTGGTAACGGGGCTAAGATAATCACATCCCCAACGCTGACGGCTGCCGCAGTAACCGGCGAAGCCGCAGGAGATCTGGGTGCTGACCTATACAGCACTACGAAGAGAGTCAAGTTTTACGCAGCACAGACGGTCGTTAATGGCTACTATACCGCTGCAACTAACGGCCCAACCACGGGTTCGATTGACGTTTATTTAATTTACGTGCAGACGGCAGCGGGGGTAGTATAAGACAAAGAAATGCCACGATTCAGCGGATACCCGGCGCAATCACTTTCGTCCTGGATGCTTAAGGACACGTTTCTACAGGAACGCAAAACCCTTACAGCAGATGGGGCTGGCGGCTTTACCGTAGGCTGGACAGAAGTGAATACAGCATTACCAGGGGTGTTAACCCAATCGCCGCGAATGAATGAAGAGGAACGAGGAGCAAAGGGCGTAGCAGGCATAACGCATACGTTCTTCACTTACCCAGATTCAGACGTTCAGCGGGGCGACAGACTATCAATAACCAAGGAAGGACGCACGCATATCGTGGCTGTCATGGGCTTAGAGAATCCAGCTATGATGAACCATCACCTCGAAGCCAATTGTAAGGAATTTGAGCCAGGACTTGTCGGAGTAGGCCAGGACGAGGAGCAGTTCTAAGGTTTTAAGGTTTTAAGGTTTTAAGGTTTTAAGATGTCAAACAAAGTCAGCTTAAACGTTGAAGGGCTTGAGAGACTCGTCATAAAGCTGGAAAAGATAGAGGCAGGCATACCGGAAGCCTCAGCTATGACTGTTGACGAGATCGCTAAGGCAGTCGTGGCCCGGGCAAAAGAGCTAGTGGCAGTTAAGACCGGAGCGCTTCAGAGGTCTATCAGGTCTGAGCGTGGCGAGGCAGGAGAGGCATTCGTAAGGGCTGGTAAATAACTATGGCGAAAGCGCGAACGGGGAGTAAATCTGAAGATGAACGTGAAGGCGTCATTTATGCGTGGTATCAGGAAATGGGGACACGCAAGATGGCTGCGCACCCATATATACGACCCGCTCTTGAGCAAGTGACGGGTGGATCAGGAATTGTTGAGCTTATCGCTAAACAGTGGAAGGCACTATGGAAGTTGTGAGAGGAATAAAAGATGCCTGACGTAACACCATCTGGGGGAGGATCTGCCAACCAGCCGGTCGTAACAAAAGTGTATTCCAATATGTTGACATGGGCAACCCAGACTGCGATACAATCTCTGCTTTCAGAAGATGCAGGAATTATTGAGCTCACAGCGCAAGAGGATGGCAGCGCAGGGGTGTGGAATTATGAAGCCGCCCCAAACGCTTTACTCCCCTACATAGTGTTTGACGAGGTTAGCGCAACGCACTTCGAAACCTTTGGGCGTATGGGAAAGAATATGCTATGGGACATAAGCGTTTACAGCGCGCAACCAGGCGAAAGTGAGACGAGCAACATATTCAGCCAAATTACTGCGATATTATCAGAGTCCCGGGAAAACCCCAATCCTCTCTCATATGACAGTGTAAACTTTGCGATGGTTCACGAAATAACCGGGCCAATGCCAATACCCGATCCAGAAAAAGGGATCAGGCGATTGGTGGCCACATATCGGATTATAGCGCAGGAAGCTTAGGATTTAGAAGAAAAATGAAAGTAGATCTAGAAGTGCCAATCACAGCCCCCCCTCTTCATCTTTTTAAAGTAGGGAAGGAAGGGCGTGATGATATAACTGACCGTTCGTATAGAGGATTCGGAGACGTAGCGCAGACTACAGTTAAATTCCAGGTTTATGATGGAGAATACGTCGTTGTTGACTTCCTGAAACAAGAGAGAAAATTCTCTGTAGTGGGCGGACAGGTGATAGAAATAGAAGAGCCAAAGGCGCAGGTTAAGGAAGAGCCGGTGCAAGAACAAGAAGCACCAGCGGAAACGCCAGAGGCAGATGCGCCAATGTCCTTTAAAAAGAAGGACAAAGGCATAAAATCGGAGGAAATGTAAAAAATGACTGGAGCAACACCAGGCTATTTAGGTAAGGTTCTGATAGGCGTTGGGACCTACAGCAACACAGACGTGCCAAGTTGGGGAACAGAAGGAACGTTGACTGATCCCTCTACGTGGTATGAAGTTATGAGCCTAAAAGAAGCAGACGGAACTGTTGACGGTAAAAACGTTGATGTTACGACACTAGGATTAACAGCGGTCGCGAGACTACACGTGATTGTCGATACGAAGTACACGTTGACTGGCTTCTACGATGAAACGGATACGAACGGTCAAGACGTGCTCTGGACGTGGCTTCTTGGATTAGCAGCGACCCCAGTGACCGCACCGCTCATGATGATGTTTGAGCCTACTGGTTCAGACTCAGTTGGATGGAAGCAGTGTGTCCTACCGTCTGAGATCGCTACCAAAGTGATCGCCGGAGATGTGGACCAAATCACGATCCAGGTAGAAGGCAACGGGCCTATAGCACCACTCACCGGCGCGTGATCGTGCGCGTATGAGCCACGAAAACGGAGGTGAAACATAAATGACAGGAGCCACTGCAGCATCAGTGGGAGCTTTATATCTTAGTGCTCCTGCTGTTGCTATTTCTACACCACTAGCAACTACAAACCCATTAGCCGATCAGAAAACGTTTTATATAACGTGGCCAGGCAGCCCCGCGATAAAGGCATGCCTGAGTGCTTTTGATTCAGTAACGGTTCAGCACAACGGAGGATCGGGAGACCCTACCACATGGACCAGCATGAAGCTCGTAACTGACTACTCGCTCGACAGACTAGGCGGGGTCATTACGTGCAAATCTGCAGTAGGCGCGGGGGTTAGTGTCCGAGTGTCAGCAGGGAAGTATCTGCCCTTAAGAACGTTCCTTAACTGCAAAGAGTACGACCTGACGGTTGATTCCAAGAACGTGGATACGACTGTGCTTAATACGACCACCGTATCACGACTGCGGGTGCAACTTGACTGCAAAGGAACGCTGACTAACTTCTACAACCCCGATTTGGTCTACGGCGATCTTACTTCAGGCGGAGACGCAACGCAGATCTATGTCCACTTGGCCAAGACAGGGAAGGGTCACAACCAGTACTTTACTGAGATGCCGACAACTGATATTATAACCGTCGCTCAGTTTTGGTCGAATTCTCTCAACCCACTCCCAAGCATGATGGCGTGGGCGAAAGTCAGTGAAGATGCGATCAAGGTAATAACCGGCGACGTAGTTTCAGAAACGGTGCAGTTTGAGGGCACAGTTGACGCTGATGGCCATATGATATACCGCTTAGGCGCTAACAACCCTGGATACGAGTATTATATGATCGGGTACAGTGAGCTTGACCCTATAAGCGGCTAACGGAAATGAGAGGAGGATTGGATATAAAATGAGAGGAGGATTGGATATACTTTGATAGATAAAAAAGTAGAAGACGACGATTGTCCAGAATGCCCAGAGAAGCAGAAGAAAATGGAAGAGCAAAAGAAGATCGACGCAAAGCCAGCTACACGATTATCACTACGCGACCGCATCCTGAACGTCAATGACCGACGCCAAGAGCTGGTCAAAGTGCCCTGGTGGGACGATGCAGAAGTGCTCATGAAGAGCCTTACGGCTGGTGATTGGGCAGAGTTGCAGCAGAAAGCGCAGATCAAGTTCCAGAACGGCGTGCCCATAAGCGCAGTCAAGGAATGGTCTAATATTGAAATAGTAATCAAGTGCGCGTTCGACCCAGCAACAGGATCAAAGCTGTTCACCGCTGCAGACCACGACATGCTCGCTCAGAAGCACCCCGGTATTATTGATCTATTGGGCAACGTAGCAGACAGCCTTTCAGGGCTTTCACAGGCTGAACTGGGACAGTCACGCGAGGATTTTCGCAAAACACGTGGTTGAGGTTCATATTTGATTTAGCAGGCGAACTTCACAAGACCGTCCGCGAAGTGCTCTATATGACCACTGAGGAACTAATGTTGTGGCGGGTCTATTACGACGTGGGAGGGGAAAAACAAGCAGAAGAGCTCGCGGGGAGGGGGCGGGGAGCGAAAAAAAGCTCAAAAAAAATTTCACCAAAGGCGCCCGGCATGTGATCCAACTTCTTAAGCTGCGTCTAA